ATCCACCGGTGTTTAATGCCCAAACCGACATATCAGCCGTGTTGTAATTTATTGCAAGCTCACCAGCAGTTAAATTTCCAGCGGTAGGCGATGTACCTGTTGTTGATGTTCGATAAAGCTGAATAGGTGTAAAACCAGTAGCTGCCATGTTGTTACCTCAAATTTTCAAGTTTAAATAGGGTTGACATGTGCAAACCCGCTAGTTCGTCTAATATGTTTTCAAGTGCTGGCACATTGTTTGATAATTCACTACGATTGTCATTTATCCAAGATAAATTGTCGCGAATGAGCTTTTCAATATGTGGATCATCATTTGGAATTTCTTCAATTTTACCAAAAGTTCCAATTTGTGCTTCAACAAATTTATCAATTAGTGTTATCAATTCATCATAAAACTCGCCCAATGCCTGATGCTGTGCATAAGAATCAGTTGTCCAATGCCTTGCATGACTTGCATTACGCTCATCAAATACTTTAGTAATTAGCTCGCCAATCATTAGAATGTGCCTCCGTTAATACCATTAGCGTTGCCCGTTCCACCGTTAGCCACTGCAACAATTCCTGTTACATTTGCCGCTATGCCTGTCGTGTTTTGATTCCATGTAGGAACTGTACCACTCAGATTTGCATAAGTATAACCTGTACAATTTGTAAGAGTTCCACTCGCAGGCGTTCCTAATATGGGTGCGACTAAAGTCATACCGCTTGGCAATGTGGTTGCCGAAGTTAAATTAGCTGCTGTGCCTGTTGTGTTTTGATTAAGCGTTGGAAAGTCTGCGGCAACAGCAATAGTTAATGCACCAGTTGTTGTGGTGCTTTTTAAAATACCCGTAGCTAAAGCAGAAGTCCCCGCACTGTAATCTGTTCCAGCAGTAGCAGCAACTAATGCACTGGCACTTCCTTTTAACATTCCAGAAATACTTGTTGTAAGTGTTATAGCTGGTGTTGATGATGGATTAGCTACTGTTCCTGCAAAACCGTTTGCGCTAGTGACAGATACAGATGTGACTGTTCCTGTTCCAGATCCAGCACCAATAGCTGTTCTAAAATCAGCGGCATCTAAAGCACTGACCGTGTTATCTGCGTTAAATCTTGGAAACGTGATTGCACTTGGATTGGTAAGCGTAAACATACTTTGACCAACCGTCGTACCACCCAGCGATGTTCTGCCTGTAGCGGAAACTAAGTTTGTACTACCGCCATTCCATTGCTGTGTTTGTGTGTAAGCTGTTGTCCAATTTGTTTGATTAGCGTTCGTTGGAATTGAATAACCAGATGCAAAGGTTAACGCTAAAGTGCCAGACGTTGTGATTGGATTTCCAGAAATAGCAAGACCAGTTGGCACAGTCATATCTACACTAGTTACAGTTCCAGTTGCTGTAATGCTTGCCGTAGAAACGCTTGTGATAACACCTTTAGAGTTTACTGTAATAACCGGCACTAGACTTGCTGAACCGTAAGTATTAGCAGTTACACCAGAAGCAGGTAAATCATCGTTAACTAATGCGCGAAACGATGTTGGTGCGGCAGATCCACTTGCAGGACCGGCATAGACAATGTTTGCCGCTTGATCTGAAACAATCAGTGCCGATCCCCACGTTGGCGCAGAAGATCCATTAGACACCAACACTTGACCCGCTGATCCAGCCGCACTAACATAAAGACCATCAGCACCAGACCAAACAACAGCACCTGCATTTGGTACAATGCTTTTTGCAGTGCCACCATGACTCAATCCCAATATATTTTCAACTTCATTCGCACTCGATAAATCCACTTGCGGATGTTTGTGATCTGATCGTGACATAGATGTGGCAACGCCAGCCGATCCAGTAGTCAATCCAGCTAAAGGTAAACTATCAGATAAATCAGCGGCAAGCGTCACATTTGCGTTTAGCGGTCCACCACCAGTCAAACCAGTAC